TCTGGTTTCACGACTGAGTTCCATCGCTCGACCATGACTGCGTCACCCTCAGCTGCGTTGGCATACGGCCTGACCTTGCTGCCATCGTAGTTGATGAACTTGTAGATGTTGTCGTGCCCCAGGTGCAGGTCACTGATGACGAAGACCCTGTTCATTTCCAATCCCGCAGCCAGTCCTTCGCCAGGATGAAAGGCTTCAACTGCTGCATCTGCGTGTAGAAGCAGTCATACTCAGCCTGGTAGAGCTTGGCGTTCTCCCTGCACTTGGCGATGAGCGCATCGAAGTAGGGAACATCCATCGGGACGCCCCTGTCGTAGCCCACGCACTTGCCCTTGTTCTTGATGAGGTTTTTCCGCTCACCAATATAGAAGGCAGCGGCATGGTTGGCAGCAAGGACGAAGTCCCTCGCCTTGTAGCACCTGTTCTTGATGGCGTTGAACTCGCCGACCTTGACCTTCTCGCGAGGGTCAACGACTGTGATTGCGGTGGTCATGGTGTCACCTCAGATGAAGAAGCTGTCGTCAACTTGCTTGGATGAACGGGGATGATCATGCGTCACGATGACGCGACCATAGAAGTTGTATTGCTTGAGAGGCAGAGCCTCTGGCTTGGGCTTGGGCTTGCTGTCCTGTGTCGGGACATCCCGATTCCTGTGAGATGACACCGAACTGATGATGATGCCAAGCACACACACGGTGAGCAGGAACAGCATGCACTTCAGGATGAAGGTGATGACGAGCAGGTCGTTGTTCATGGCTGCTCATCCGGGTCATCGCCGAAGTCATCGCAGACTGCCAGGTTGAGCGACTCGGGTCGGCACTCGCAGTCATCCTGCTCTTGTGGCGTGGCACGAAGCAGGCCAGCCGCAGTCAGTCGTCCATTGCGAGCCACTCGTTCACGCTGTTCACGCTCAGCGCGAGTCGGGATATCCTGCGCACCATGCTGGTTCAGGTAGTTGGCGCAGAATGTGAGTGCCTCCTCCTCAGTGCTGGCCTCCACCCTGATGCGATCACCGGGGATCTCATTCAGGTGGATGCAGAGATAGCCCTCGGTAGGCGCGCCGATGTAGGTGCCTGGCTGAAGCTCGAATGATGCGAAGCACACATGAGGATCACGGACATGGACGAGCCGGATATCGTGGTTGTAGGGGTGCGTCTGAATTCCGATTCCGCTGATCTCTTTGATCCCCCTCTTGTCCTTCACGATCTTCATCTCACGCAGCCGCTTGTCCACGATGTTCATGAAGCGGTTGCGCTTGCGGGTCAACGACTGAATCGCTTCATTCAGTTCGTTGTCGTTCATGCTTCGGTAGTCAATGGCTGCCATGCCTTCTCCTTTTCGTTACGCTTGTAGCGTTGATTGATTCCTTCGATGGTGATGAGTCCGCACTCAGCGGCACGGATCGCCGCCTCATGCCAGCGTGGTGTGAGCCTCGCCATTTCGATGAGTTGGTTGGGTGTCGGGCGTAGGCCAAGCATGTTGCTGCCTACCTGGTCGTTGTCGTAGCAGTCCACGATATAGATGCGTGTCGGGTCTGCGTTGTAGATGTAACAGTATAGATCGAAGGTCTTGAGTCCACGATCATACTGCTGGAACAGGCCGAGGTAGTGGATCTGATACTGGGAGTCGCCCAGTTCTCGGTGGATCGGGGCCATGCCGTTGAACTTCCGTGTGACTATTGGCATGGGACATCCAGGGTATAGCTCCAATCCCAGCAGTAGCCGTTGCCCTCGCGGTAGAGCACCCACCCCATGTTCTTGAGGATATCTGCCGCGCCAGACGAGAGCTTCTGATCCTTCGTCAGGTGGACTGCGAGATTGTATTCGTTGAAGTCGAAGCCAGCTTCGGGAAACTCTTGAGCGATGAGCGTCATCGCCATAGCCATAAGCCCGGCTGTGTCGCACTTCCCTGGATTGGGAACGAACTTGGTCTTGGGTCGCTTCCTCGACATCTCACTCCCCCTTGTCGGGATGTCCCGACGCTGCGCACTCGCTGGCTCGCTGAACCGGGAACTTGTGGTGGAGGTAGGCATACTTCGCGCGGATGTGAGCCTGGATCGCATCGAACTTCTCGGTGAGTGCGTTCCTGTATTCGAGCACCCTGTTGTAGTGGTCCTCGTGGCTCTCGTCCGGCTGGATGCGGGGAGACTTGAACTTCTCCGGGTTCCAGCAGATGGCATTGCTGAGCCGAAGGTTGGAGGCATACGAGCAGAGTCGCAGCCTATCGTCCGTGGACAGGACGAGTGTGGGTTTCGCGTTCATGGTGAACTCCTTAGTGGTGGTTGGGATCATCGAACGGGTGGACAAGGCCAGCCATTCGCTCGTTGTAGTAGTCACGGTCCTCCACGGCCGTGACCATGATGTGTTCCATCGTCTGAGGGTAGACGGGGTGGATGTTGTCGGACTTGATGAGAGTGCAGGCTGAGGAACCAGGCTCCAGGAGGTTCCTATCAAGCTTGCTTAGCAGGGTGATGAGGTTGCGGCGGGACAGGTAGACACGCTCGGGTTGTTTGTCTGTCATGTCAGACACGCTCCATTCTTCTCTGGCGCTCGTGCTCAACGAGACAGATGTGAGCAGCCTCGACGAACGCACTATGCAGGGTCATGTTGATGTGCCATGGAAGTATGTGCTCCAAGCCAATGGAGCCGAGTTCAACCATCACGCCGTAGGTGCAGATTTCACCGGGGCAGTATGCGGTCTCGACATAGAGATACCCGAGGATGTTCCCATCCTTGTCGTAGATGAACCCCCTGTTGTAAGCGTCCATGCTGCTGATCTCGGCAGGCATGGGTCCCTCGGTGTAGGCGAGGATGTCAGAGCAGAGCGAAGCCCGGATAGGGACAAGCCTGCTTACGCGAAGCCGCGCTATGAGTTCCTTTCTGCGAGCCATGATAGCTCGCTCCTCTTCCCCGAGCTTGCCGAGCATCGCTTTGATTTCCTTCTCGCTATGCATCGAGTCCCTCCATGTAGACAACGACACAGAACAGGATGACGATGATCGTGACGAACATGATCGAGTAGTAGAGCATAGCTGCTCCTTGCATTAATGAGGGGGAGCATGACGCCCCCCCTCTGGTTGTGGATGCTGTCGGGGTGTCCCGACACTCGCTTCGCTCCTAGGCGATCTTCATGTCCTGGGCGGTCAGGCCGAGGCCCAGCTGCTTGTTGATGACCTTCAGGAGGGCGAGGTTCTCCTTCGCCGTGAACGCGGGGACGCTGGCGAGAACCTGCTCGAAGGTGGCGGGGCGGGTCTTGGCCGACTCCTTCTGCTTCTTCCGGTTGGCGGTGCGCTTCTGCGTGGCGGTCTGCCCGGTCCGGGCGGGGACCACGATCACTTCGGACCAGGACTTGGCGAAGCTCCGCTTCTTCGCGTCATCCCACTTCTTCCAGACCTTGCTCTCAGGCTGGTTCGGGAAGTTCTCGAAGAACGGCACCACGAAGGCGGAGAAGGTCCGGCCCTCCGGGTCGTTGGCCTCGAAGTCGAAGTTGTTCTCCGTGTAGGCCGTGACGATCAGCTGCGACAGGTTGTGCATGAACACCTCCCGCACAGCCTTCGTCAGACCCTGGGCCGCGTCCCACTTCGTCAGCAGGTCCAGCTTGGACTCCAGTGTGGCCTGGATGCTCTCCACCGTCTTGACGGACGCGTTGAGCTTGTTGGTGATGTTGCTCAGATTGAAGCGCATGGCTTCTCCTCTGCCCCTTCAGGGCTTTGATGGTCGTTGCAGTTAGGCGGCTCGCCTTGCTCGACCTTGTGTTGGGTTGAGAGTGCTTCCATCCCAGCACCATGCTAGGACTTCCCTCTCACTAGGGGAACCAGCCCCTGCCTATGGTTCCTGTGCCTGTCGGGACGCCCCGACCCAGGGGGGGGCTTGGGGGGTTTCTAGGCTGGCGAGGCCGGTCTTGTGTTTCCTCTCATCTCTCTATTTTTCAGGCACTTACGATTCAAGCATCATAAGCTGCATGAGGTTTGGCTGCACTTCGATGGGGGAAGTGTCAGTGAAGAGAGAGTGGAAGCGGGTGAGTTCGGAAGGAGAGACAGGAGAGCGTTTCTTGTAGTGAGGGGAGGAGAAGTAGTGCAGTCGCTTCTCTTGCATGTGATCTCCTATCAGTTTGAAGATTGCTTAGATCCGACGGTGCTCCGGGCATAGTATCCCCTTTGCAGGGGATGAAGTTGCTTGAGTCCTTTCGGAGCCCTAGACATCTAGCACCATCACTTCAGGAGAGGACTGTTGTCAGTCTCCAGCGCCCACTCGGTCAGCAGTAAGGGCTTGTGATGCTTCCCGGAGTTATCCCTGACGGTGGCCACCCCTACTGTGCTAGTAGCAGGGGTGGTTGTAGGCGGTTAAGCCTATCTCTTTCTTCGAGTTAGCTACAGACAGCAGAGATCCAATCTTCGTTGCTTAGACTCCGATGATCCTTTCCGGTGTCTGTAATCCTGCTCTTCGTGGGCCTTCTCAGGTGCCTCAGGACTTGGCCAGTAGCTTCTCAGGGATCGGCCCATTCAGCCTTACTGACTTGCTCAGTATTCGCCACCAATTTGAGCCTGTCAAGGCCATGACACAACTTGTAGAGATTTAGTCACGGAATGGTTGACATTCTACTTTAGATGCCTATACTTCTAAGTGGGCATGGTGCCCTCATACAGGAGACAGACATGGCAATCCAGATCGACCAGGATGCACTGAAGCATCTCGTTGACACCACCGCGCCAGGGGAAGTGGGCAAGCATGCCTTCCGGGTGCTGTTCTATATCATCTCCACCATGGACTTTGACAACAAGGTGAAGATCGACCAGCAGAAGCTGGCGAATCGCCTGGGTGTCTCTGGTCAGACGCTCTACATGGCGACCAAGGCGCTCTGCGACTTTGGGTTCATCGCCAAGGCTCCGACCAATACCCGCTCCCGAACCTTCATCGTTAGCCCTGCTCTTGCGCTTGCCGACCAGACCAGCAACTATGAAGCCATCATGGAGTCCTTCAGTGAAGCGCAGAACATCGGAAGCCCCACCCCGAGTCCGGAAGCCTAGTAGTAAGGTCCACCTGGAACCTGCCATGGAAGCCATCGAAGAGAAGATGTCCATCGCCTCCCCCTCTCGGGGGAGCCACGATGTCCGCTTCGTCAACAAGCTTCGCTTCGCTACCGAGGAGATTACCCGCAAGGACTGGGAGATCAGTGGCCTGGGCAAGGTGGGCATGAACCAGGTTTGGGAGTGGATCTGCATCATGACCGCAGATAAGCACAACCTAAAGGAGATTAGCGATGTGGCAGGTGCTCCCTCTATTAGGACTATCTTTCATTGGCGTCGTAAGTATCCAGTATTTGATCAGATACTTTCGGAGGCCGAAGACATCCGTGCTTACCTCCTCGCAGAGGAAGCGGTTGATGCAGGCAGGGGTGCCACGCAGGAAACTGCCCAAGCCGCCAAGGTCGCATTCTCTGCGCTGACCTGGCGCGCCTCCAAGCTGGACCCTGGCAAGTTCGCCGACAAGAAGATCGAGGAACACAAGTTCGACTTCTCTGATGCCGCAACCGCTGAGCTTAGGGCTCGGGTCGCGGCCATGGCTGCGGCACACCCGCACCTTCTTGGGCTAGTGCAAGGGACGCTGGACAAGAAGGCCGAGATGATGGAAGCGAAGGTGATTGATGTAACACCCGTCCAGGGGGACTCTCCCCCCTAGACTGAAAGGAGGAACCATGAGCAGCCCCGTCTGCCTCGTCTGCATTGATAAAGGAGTTGTAGTTGACCGCATCGGTTGTTCCCGCGTCTGCCCCGCCTGCCTTGGGCTTTCTCGCTTTGGCGCAGATGAATATGACGCGCCCGGAATTTACGATGAGCCGGTCCACCGCACTTCCAGGCGAGTTGTTCCTCCAGGTCCCGGTCAAACTTCTAAGCCAAAATACAGGCTACAACTCACACTGGTCCGTAAAGGCTAGGCACCGTAAGGATATGGACCTAGTCGTAGACCAACTCCTTCGGGGACTACCTGCCACCATCAAGGCAAGGGGTCCCCGATTCCTTATCATCTATAATAGAGGTCGAGCCGATGTCACCAACATCATAGGTGGCGCTAAGGGATTCATCGACGCTCTTGTTTCAAAGGGCATCTTCGTCGATGACAACCCGAAGATGCTTGTTCTCGCCGCCGCCCTTCCTGCCCCCAAGCACGAAGACCCTTCAATCAGAGCCACAGTTTACATCGGAGACGCACAATGACAACCACGCTTGTTGTTCATGAACCTGAGGTTGAACAAGTATATAACTATAAGAGCATGGAAGAGATGACCGCTGAGCTTGCGCGCATCTTTAACCAGTCCGAGCATGTCCAGTCACTCACTGTTGTAGTATGCGACGAAGGTGAGATCGACAACATGACTATCTGCGTTAACTCGAACGACTAACAGGAGTATGCATGGATCGCCCCATTAAGTATATTCACCACCATGTCATCCCTACCGACACTGGCGTGACCAACTGCTTCACCATTACTTCCCAGGTGAAGAACAAGGTGCTCGTCTTTAATGTCGATGAGCATGTCTCGGATGAGCGCATCAAGGCTGCTCCCAATACTTACATCGTGGACTCCTACGCCCGATGCCGTAGTGCTGTCCTGTCCCTGGCTAAGGCGATGGAATGATTGATCCTCTGGACCCGATGGCTCAGCTAGACATCCCCGAGAACCTGGGAGCGACTGAGCTTCGGGAACTGGAGGCGATGATCCTGGAGTTGCGGAAGCGAGAGATCCTCGGCTCCCGCGACTCCATGGAGTTCTACCCCAAGCAGAAGGAGTTCCTCTTCTCGACTGCTGATGTGACTGCCATGTTCTCAGGCAACCAGGGTGGTAAGTCCCATACCGCTGCCTATGCCATGGCCTGTGACCTGGAGGGCGTCTACCCCGAGTGGTGGCAGGGGGCAAGGACGAAGAACGCGATCCGTGCCTGGTGCGTTGGCGTGACCAACGAGTCCACTCGAGACAACTGCCAGTTCAAACTGTGGGGACCCGACTATGAGAATCCAGGTGGTGGGTGGATTAATCCTGAGAAGATCGTCAAATACACTCGAAGGCAGGGTGTTGCTGGTGCTATTGACACCATTTGGGTCAAGCATATTAGTGGCGAAGTCTCCATGGTTACTTTCAAAGCCAACGAGATGGGGCGGGAAAAGCTCCAGGGTCCATCCCTCGACCGCATCTGGTGCGACGAGGAGATTGATAAGGATGTGTTCGACGAGCTTATGTTCCGAACCATTGCTCGTCCAGGGGCGCTGGTCCGCCTTACCTTTACTCCACTTAAAGGCATGACCGAACTGGTCATCAGCCTGGAGGAAGGTGAGGACGGGACAGGCATCAAGATCATTCGCCTGAAGCGCGAAGACATGCAGCACCCCGATGGTCGGACCCATATGACGGCAGAGCGTCGGGCCAAGATCATCAAGATGTATAGTGGCACTCCACATCTACTCAAGGCACGATTGGATGGGGAGGCGACCCAAGGTGCGGGACTCATCTATCAGTGCGACTGGTCGAAGATATTCGTCAAGCCTTTCCCGCTGGAGTCGTGGATGCCTCGAATTGGCGGCATGGATTTCGGTTGGCGGCATCCTACTGTTGCTATGGTTGCTGCTTATGACCGTGACGCTGATTCTATTTATATCTACGGCATGCATCACGGGGTCGAGATGGACCCGCGCCAGCATGTGAACCACCTCATTCGCTGGGGTGACATCGACTATGCGGCTGATCCGGCTGGGTTGCAATCTGACAAAGCTTCCGGCGTGAAGCTTATGGAGCAATACAACCTCGAGTTCAATCCGGCGTGGAAGCCGCACTGGGATGAGAAGCGCTGGCGTGTGTTTCCTGCCGACAACGGCGTGAGCGCTGGCATCGCTCGAGTGCAGTCCCGGCTGGAGAGCAGTCGTCTGTTCATCTTCGACACCCCGGAGTTCGAGTTGCTCCGGAAGGAAGCTCGACTCTATAAGTATGATGATGAGTCGAACCGACCTGTTAAGAAGAACGATGACGCCATGGATACGATGCGTTATCTTGTAGGTGCGGTCAACCGCGCCCGATTGCAGGGTAAGACTTTAAATCCACTTGCCAGTGACATGGTTCCTAAAGATGTCCCACAATGGAAGCCGAGGCCCGAGGGCTACTAGGAGAGAAGATGGCTAGTGAGACTGCTGGGCTGCTGATGCCGAATGTTCCCTCTACTGGAGCGGAACATCCCATCGCCACCGAGAAGCTCTCTAAGACTGGGATGATGGCCACCAAGGTCCAGTCCGAGTTCAACAACTTCAAGCGTCGACTCCGAACCAAGCACGACACCTGGATCGAGATCGAGGCTAACTATAATGGGCGCTACCTTTCGCCCATCACAGAGGGGAGCAATGTCTTCATGCGCCTCACCAGGCTCATGGTATCTCTTGCCATGGCGAAGCTGCTCCCCATTGTCATCCCGGCTACCGGCAGCCCATGGACGGTGGAGCCTTCGCCCGTCCCTGATGTCGATGGCGTTGACCCCGTTGAGGCGAGTCAGCTTGCGCAGATGGCATGCGAGTTGATGGAGAACCGCATCCGGGACAACTTCGAGGAGATGCACTTCTATGAGCAGGTTCCCCAGGCGCTCCTGGATGCCTGCCTCTATGGGACGATGGTGTGGCGCGGACCCCTCGGTTCGACTGCCAAGAAGTCCCGGTGGGCGTTCACCCAGGAGAAGGACCCCGAGACTGGTGAGATTGCCCAGGGATACAAGAAGGTATCCAGCACCGACTCCAAGCGGCCCGAGCATAAGCACATCTCCATCTGGGATGTCTACCCAGATCCCGGTGCCAAGAGCATCAAGAACTGCACGAGCGTCATCATCCGCCATACCCTCACCGCTTCCCAGCTTCGGGACATGGCTGAGTCCGGGGACTTCGACGCTGACGAAATCTACGCCCTGCTTAACGATTCTCCCATCGGCAACTTCGTCGCGGAGATCCATGAGTCCCAGCGCTATGCCATCAACCGAGAGTTCCTCGATTCGCTGGCCAATCGCTATGTGGTGCTCGAGCGCTGGGGCTACCTCTCGGGCCAGGATCTGAAAGATGCTGGCTATCCCCTGAAGGATGGCGACATCAAGACGCAGAAGATGTTCCAGACCTGGGTGTCTGGCACCCATGTCATCAAGAACGATATCGCCGACTACTTCACTCACCCGCCCTTCCTGTTCTGCCCATACGAGATCATCCCTCAGACGATCTTCGGACGGGGCGTTGCCGAACAGTGCATGGATACGCAGGCCGCAACCAATAGTCTTGTCCGTGGTCTTATTGATAGCATGGCTTGGGCCATGGGTCCCCAGACCGAGATCGACGCCGCCAAGATTGAGCCCGGTGCCGATGGCTATGTCGCAAAGCCTCGCAAGGTCTGGGTCAAACGGCGGCTGGATATCCCTGATGATGGACAGCCTGCGGTGAGGTTCTTTAATGTGCCGTTCCAGGGTGATCAGATTCTGGCTGGGATTAAATACTTCCAAGAGATGTTCCAGATGCAGACGGGTGTTAGTTTCTCAAATGGGGGCTTTCAGCAAGCAGGAAACTCTGGCGTCCGAACTGATGGTATGCAGACCATGCAATACCGCAACGCGGAGTCGTTTGCTCAGCTTGTGGTTAAGAACCTGGATACCTTCTTCTTTACCCCGATGGTCCGAGAACACTACGACTGGGAGATGGTCTATAACCCTGACATCAAACTCAAGGGTGATTATCAAGTTACCGCTTCCGGCATTCGTGGGGCGATGGCTCGGGAGATTGCGCTCCAGAAGAAGATAGAGTTGCTCCAGTCCTTCAGTGGCAACCCCGATCTGGTCAAGCGCATCAATGTCACGAACTGGGTTAACTCCTACATGCGTGATCTGGACATCGACGAGGAAGGTCTGGTCTACACCGATGAGGAATACAAGCAGATCCAGAACGAAGAGATGCAGCGGCAGATGGCCCTCGACAAGAACCAGCAGGAGAACCGACGGTTCAAGGCTGAGACTCCAGTCAAGGATGCCCTTGTCACCCTGGCTTCGAGGATTCCTGACACGAACCCTGTCTTTGCTCCAGCCTATGCTGAGGCATACAAGGCGCTTGGGGCAGACAGCCCACAGATTTATGTGGCGCTCAGTGCGATCTCGGAGAAGCAGGCTCATGAATACGAGACTGCTGGGATCATCTCCGCACAGGATGCGCAGACCCTGGCTACCGATTACGAAGCCCCGGCGTCTGGCGGGAAGTCTGCGATGCCTGATAGCGCTGGTGAGTCGGCACCTCAGGGCATGCCTCAGGGGATGATGCCGCAGCAAGGTGAAGGAGAACCCGAGGGCGACGAAGGTCTGCCGCCTGAGATCATCGCAATGCTACAAGGACAGGGAGGCCAGGCTTGATGACGCCCGAACAACTTAGACTAAAGACAGAGAAAGACAACATCAAGTCACGGGGTGCCAAGCTTGTCTCGATCATCGAGGATGTCGCTCCGGAACTTATGAACGGGTTCCGGGGTGACTACTCGAAGTCGCAGGAGAAGGCGCTACTGCTCAGGATCGAAGACATCAAGGAGCAGATGGTGCAGAACCGCGATCACTCCAACCACATCGAGTTGGTGGGTCGAGTTCTAGCGCTTCGTGAAGTCATAGCGACACTTCAATACGCACGAATGTAACTTTCTTATTGCTACATTAAATCGTAGAGCTTATATTAACCACAACGCAGTCCATCGAAAGATGCCTGCAAGGAGGATATAGATGGGACGCTTTATCAACTCTGACCATAGGAATATGGCCAACGAGCTTGACTCGGAAATGGCCGCCCTTGGTTTCGTCGACGACGGCACTGGGAATTATGTTCCGGCACCGAACCAGCAGCCCGTTAGGGCTCTACCGGCTCCCGTGAATGAACCCCGGCCTCAGCCCGACGCTGATCTCACCCAGGTGAATCAGTCGCTCTTTCCACTACAGCCGACACCTACCCCGCAGGTCCAGCATGACTGGGCCAAGCGTGAGGCAGATGCTCGTCAGGCCCAGCGGGAACTCAGCCTCGAACGCGAAGCAATGCTTCAAGAGCGACAGCTGATGGCCCGTGAACGAGCCGAGGCGATGGCTACCATCCAGGCACTCAACGAGCAGAAGCTTGCTATCCAGACCCAGGCGACGAACATCCCCCTGGTTCAGCAGCAGGTCCTCACTCCTGAGTTCAAGGCTGAGTATCCCGACATCGCCGAAGCCATCGAACGCGCCTTCGCCGCGAACCAGGCAGAGATCAGTCGTCTCCGTCAGGAACGCCAGGAGGAGCAGAACGAGAAAGCCTACGAGTCCGAAACGAACCGACGCAAGCTGTTTCTTGATGAGGTCCGTAGAGCCCACCGGGACTACGATGCGATCATTGCCAGCGATTTGTTCAAGCAATGGGTTTCTACCCAGAACCGCAGCACGAAGCTTGTGCTTGAGGAAACATTCAACATCTCTCTCGGTTACGAGCCGACTGATCTTGTTGATGTGATCTCTCGCTTCAAGAAGACGCTGAACCCGACTCACCCCACCCCCCAGGTCCCAGAAGGACTCATGGGTGTGGACCCTGCGAACCGGGGCTTGGATAACCCGCCACCCACTGGACCCGACACCTTTGTGTTCACGCTCGATGAGATGCGTGACTCTCAGCTGATCGACAAGTGGATGAATGATCCCAACCACAAGAAGAATCGCAAGCTTGCCATGGATCGTTACGATGCCGCTTGGGAAAGGTCGGTTGCCTTCTACAACCGCAACCGCTAGACCTAGGAGTCTTCCATGACTACCTCTTGGCAAATTGCCAATCGTGACGCAACTACCAACTTTCCCGTCAGCTCTGCTGGCGTAGTCGGCTCTGCCGCAGACCAGGTTCCTAATGGTTTGCTCATGCCCGAGAACTGGAGTCGCAAGCTCCAGAAGAAGTGGTATGCCAGCTCCGTCCTCAACCTCGTCACCAACACCGACTGGGAAGGCGACCTCAAGGGACCCGGCCAGAATGTGTTCATCCGTAAGCGGCCCAACGCTTATGTGTCCGCGCATGCCCCCAACGCCAAGGTTGTGTGGCAGGCCCTGACCGACGCGATGATCGAGCTGAAGATCACCCAGGCTTTCAACGCTGCGATCAAGTTCGACGACACCGATCTCGCGTCCTTCGACATCAACATGTTCAATGAGATGACGGACGAACTGTCCTACCGTCACATGAACAAGGAAGACGAGTATGTCTTCACTGTGATGCCGACTGTCGCTGGCCACACCGCCAGTGCCGTTGATGTCCAGCTCGCCGCCAACTACGACAAGCTGCTCAACGCTCTGTCCGCTGCCCGAACCTACCTGGATCGCAAGTTCGTTCCTCGCCAGGGTCGGTTCTTCGTCTGCGCCCCCGAAGTGGGCGAAGTTCTGCTGCACACCTCGCAGGCCGTCTACAATGTGTCCGGCGAGATCAATGACCAGCAGCGCTATGGTATCGTGTCCAAGCCGATCTATGGCTTCGACATCATCGAGACCACCTTCATCGACGGCGTCGGTTCCGCCGCTGATCCCTTCATGTGCATCGCTGGCACGAAGGACGGGTTCTGCTTCGCCCGGAAGATCACCAAGACCGAAGGTCCCATGCAGCTCCAGGACTACTACGGTCAGGGCATGAAGACCCTGAATGTCTTCGGTGGTGGCGTCACGCAGCCCGACGCTCTCTACTGCATCCCCGTCCAGACCACGGCCTAGGTCTGAAGCCTGAAGGGGGAGGGGGAAACCCCTCCCCTCTCAGTTCTCAACAACATCAATAGGAGGAGTAATGGCACTCGCAGATATGTTTGACGGACGCACCGTCATCCGCGTCATCAGTCGCACGAACGGGATGGTCAAGAACGCTACCGACTACCTCCCGAAGAGCGAGAAAGACTTCAGCACCGCTGGTCGATGGGAGATGTTGCTCTCCTTTGTCGAAGCGCACCCGAGCCTCTACGATGTCGAGTTCGCCGATGAAGCCCCGTCTACCGAGGCCGACAAGCGTGGCAACTACACCAAGTCCCAGCTGTTGAAGATGGGCATCCCGAAGCTGAACGAGCTGCTCCAGGGATACAACATGAGTGGTATGCCTAGCAAGGAGATGGCTATCCAGGCAATCCTTGATGCGCAGGGCTCTAAGTAGTAGGCTCTTTAAGGAGGCCACCGATGGCGATTGACCTTGGCAATCTTCTGGCTCGGGTTAAGCACTACCGGAAGGACCTTCACGGTGGTGAGCACATGTATGCCTTGCAGACTGTCGCTCGTCGCGTGGCCTCCCAAGCGCTGCTGGAGACGCGGCGCGTCACGCTCGACACTGTGGTCGGGCAGAACATCTACGACATCCCATTCGAGGATCTGAACCCTTCCTCGAATGAACTGACCGATGTGGAGATCGTCCGCATTCAGGCGGTGTATGACTCCCTCGGGAATCCGCTTCGAGAGATCAACCCCCGTGAGGCTGGACAGATCCATCGGTTCAACATCACTGAGGTTGGAACGCCCTCACGCTGGGGCGATAACATGGGCATGCTCCTACTCGACCCTACGCCAGAGGCGATCATCACACTTACGGTCGATGTGTATGTGTGCCCTAATATCAACGCTGAAACGGTCAACCTCCCCCATCAGGCAGAGGATTGCATCGTGGCTGGCGCGCTGTATGAGCTGATGGCAATCCCTGGTGAGGGGTTCAATCCTCAGCTTGTGAGCCTGTGGGCTCAGCGGTGGACCAAGGAGTTCACCAACTACATCGGGCTTATCACTATGGGCACCAGTGATGGTCAGATGCACATCAGCTCGCAGTATATGGGGAAGACTCGCGCTGGTAGCTACGGCGTGGGTGGATGGATGCGGGGATGAACAAGGCTGAGATCCGAGCAGACCTCCTATCTCTGATGGGTGAAGTCAGCCCTATGCTTGTCATCCCGGATGAGTCCATCGCCGATGCAATCCTGTGGGCTCAGGACGAGATGGCTGCTAAGACTGGCTGCACCTATGTGGAGACGCCCAACATCACCGTCACTGATGGCGTAGCCCTGCTGCCAGAGACGATCATGAAGCCAGTCCGCATCTGGTGGTCGGACTATGTCGCACCAGAGACTGATCCTGTCCTGTGGTCTATCAACGACTCTACTGTTGGTTCTGAGCTGTGGCCCTATCCGGCTACCGAGGCTACACCGAATGCTGCGATGAAGTATCAGTTCACTCCTCCAGCAAGCTACACGCCCATCGACTTCGAGTGGTGGGCCATTCCCTTCGGATTCATCAGCACGGCTCAGTCTGTAGAGATCGGACTTGTTCCAACCGGGATCTGGGATGGGTCTAAGATCACAGTCGGCATTGTTCCTGAGGTCTTCGAGATCAAGAGCATCTATACCGACCTCCCGTCTGGTGATCCCCCTTATCCCACTGTGAATACCGATGTCCTGTTCGTGCTTGATACCTGGGAGAATCCTCCGCCATTCGCTGGTGGTCCAGCCTGGTTCCGCATTGTCCAGGTGGAAGACCCGATCTGGGGTAGCTTCTATGGATCTGGGAAGTATGTGGACTTCACCATCAGGATCTCTCGAATCCTCTATGTAGACTTTGTAGAGGTCCAGGAAAATATTGATGTTCCCTTCCGCCTGTTCTGCGATGCCCTGTAGGTGACGAGATGGTGCTCACGCTAGCTGATATTCGTGGCCAGATCGCAAGACTCTTGCGGGATAATGGCATCAACAGTGCGCAGTTCGGACCCGATGCCGTTACCGCTGCTGTGAAGATGGCATGCGATGATTTCTGCAAGAAGACCGGAAGCACTTACCAGGAAGAAGACCTACAAGCAGCGATGGGGATTGTAACGCTACCGGATGGGTTGATCACTATTGTTCGCGCCTTCCACATTCCCAATCCCTGACGAGGTGAAAGATGAAGCTGCTCCAGAAGACAAGCCTCGACTTCGAGGATAGCCGCAACCCAAGCTGGCGCAGCATGACTGGAACCCCCAGCCGCTGGATGGACTACACTGGCAACTCGATCATCCTCAACCGGATTCCCACGAACGGGAGCACGGTCAAGATCGGCTACATCGAACGGCCCGTGGCGATGGTCGATGAGACCGACTCGCCCGATGTTCG